GAAAGCGCTCAAAGTTATTTGCCACAATGCCCAGCTCTAAGCGCACCGCGTCCGCGTCGAATCGTTCACTATGCAGCACGCGAACCGTGGCCGTGTTATCTCCCAGCGCCGCCGTTATGGTGTTATTGCACACCACGCGAACCGTGGTGAATTTTGCTACTGTGGCCATGGTTCCATCGTATGACGTGCCCAGCAACAAATAAGGCTTGACGGTGTCACCGTCCACAATATCCGCGCCAGCGCCCACGGATGCCAGCGCCCAAACGCGCCGCCCGTAACTTAACGCGCCCGCCGTTTCCAATTGAAACCCGCCAAGCTTGACCAAGTTATCAAAAAACCCCATAACCTCGGCAGGCTGCACCACGTGGTAGCCGTCCGAAACAACGGCCAAGGGTGCGCCGGTGTCGCTGCGGTGTAAAACTTTGCGCCCCTTGAAAGCTTCCGGTTCGCTCGCTGCTGCGGTGCGAAACAGTACGGGGGATTCAAGCACGTCATAAGCTAAACCCGCCTCGCGTGTCCATGTCTGAATGTCCGCATCAGCGCTCAAAGCTTGGCCTAAACCGTGCCAAGGTGTTTTGCCTGCATATGCAATTGCATTTGTGCCGGTAGTGTTGTCTATCATGTGAGCCATTTTGCTATCCTTTCTGAGTTGAATCAAAAGCCGCCCGGCTTCTGATGTGTTGAATTCTAGTCTATTGTCCGCACCGGTCAATTGAATTATTCCTATCGGTTCGGGGTTTTCAATTAACCGTATCTATCGAGCAGCCACCCAATAAAAAGCCACAATAAAACCGCGCCAATTAATATCATACAGCCACCTCGCGCCCAATATCTCCCGCGATATGGTGCCGCAACATCGAGCCCACCGGCAGCGCCCGGGCAAAGTCCCGCACCGTTTGCGAATCGTTCGCGTGTCCGGTTTTGCGCGTGCCGTGCCATTGAATAGCGGTCGGGCCGCTGGCAGCGTAGCAGCCGCCCGGGTTATCCGTGCCTACTCGTTTTTTTCCGGTGCCATGGGCAACAAATACGACGACAAAATCACGGTCACCACGTGCGCACAATGGGGAGCCACCGCCACAATCCGCACATGTAAACGATTCGGCCAGCTCAGCGGGGCAGCGGGCAAATGTCACCCCGTGAATTTTGCGCGGCCAGCTTTCGGCAGTGTCCACCGGTGCAGCGTAAACCGCCGGGCGGCCAAGCTCGACAGTACGCACCGCGTCCGCGATGGTGTCGCAGCTCGCGTTAATTGTCGTTTTACCCGGTGCCGGTATCGGCAGCGCCTCAGCGGCAAAATGAGAATAAGCCCACGCCATACCCCGGCGCGGTACCGCGTCATATACGGCAGCCAAATAATCCGCGTCGATATGATCCGTGCCGGTTTCGCTTTTGGGATGCAGCGCACACGTGCGCGGGCACGTGCCATAAGTCTCATGTTCGCCAGCGCGATAAGTAACTGCTATCGGGCCGGTTTTTTTGTTGGCTGATATTGCAACGGTTTTCAACATGACTCTATCCTTTCTGAATTAATGAGCGGCTAGTGTAGGCCAGCTCCGGCACAATTCCCAATTGATTTTTTAAATAGTCCAGCCGTTCCGATAGCTTAGCTTTATTGATCGGTTCGACAATAAAAACCCCGTCGAAATTATCCCGCCCCCACTGTAGCGCCTCGCGTTTTAATTTGAAAATCATAGAAGGGTCGTCTCGGCGGGCGTGCGCCCAATAAACGCAAACGGGTTTTCTCATATTTTCCCCCTAACAGCAGCCGAAACACTTTGCGCCAAAGTGTTTAAATATTCCGGGTTCGACACTTGGCCGTCTTCAAACGAGCAAGCCTGCTCGTTAACGCAGAGGGTCGCATATTCTTCAATATGCACTAGGTCGCCCAGCGTTTCTTCAATGCAGTCAATATCGCCAGCAACGATTAAAACAATGTATGTCTTCATCTTCTATCCTTTCTGTTTGCCGCACCATCGCGACAGCACCTATTTTGCCAAACCGAGGCAAATTGTCCAATTGTTTTTTTCGATCAGTTCGCCGGTGTCGATAGTTTTTCTTTAAGCTCCGCCCAATTCATCCCCCGCGATGGCCACTCCGCCAACGGCGGCAGCCGTAAGCCCTCTTCAGCAAGGGCAACAGCATCACGCCCGTGATAAAGCAAAACCCGCTCAGGCTTGAGCACTGCACCACCCGCACGCAAAACAAGCACAAAGCAAGGCCTGCCCTTGGCTGCATGCCGGACCAAGAAAGCAATTTGATGCGGGCGCAATTTCACTTTCAAACCACTTTGCACCACTTTTAATTCCAAGGTGACAAAGCAATCAGACACGCCCACCAGCATATCGGACACGCCAAGATTCACACGGTTTTCGATTCGCTCAACATCGCAACCCAAGGCCTTGAGCCCGTCTCGCACACGTGCAGAGAATCGCGCCTCAGGTGTCGTCGCCACGGTCTATCTCAAAAACATCTAACGGGGGATCGGCCACGCCCGAATCAAACTCCGGGTCTTTCTCGCGGTCAATAGTGTTAAGCACTTTGCCCGTGCTCGCGTCAATCAAGGCAGTTGGAGGCGGGCCACCGTAGAGCCGCTTCAGCTCGTCCAGCTTACGCTGAACTTCCTCTTTCGACATTGAGTCAATTGTCCCGTGCCTGATTTCCTTACGTTCCACGTAAATGGTGCCCAAGGCTTGGCCACGCCGGTATTCAGCCTGCACGGCAGCAGCAAACGCTCCCGCAGCCAAAGCCTTATCCCGAATTTCCTGCAAATCTTTCATGTGGCGTTCGTATGAGGTGTTGTACTTCGATGCCAATTCGGCACGATAGGCCTGAATCGCGGCCACAACATGGGGATATTCTTTCGGGTTGGTCAACTTCCACGCCATCACCGATGCGGAGCCCTCTTTGTACCCAGCACGCATCGCGGCCTCTTTCAAGGTCACCCTGCCATCGCCTGACACGTATTCCTGCACAAACTTCCATTCCTTAGCATTCAGGACTTTTTGCTGCCTCAGGGGTCGGACTTCCCCCGCAAGCCTCTGCTTGGCCTTATCCGGGACCACTGGGGGCACGTTCCAAACATCCCGTTTGGTCATGCAGTTCTCCACAAGCGCCAACCATTTTCCACGCGGCGCATAGAGAAGGTCCAACCGGGCCTGTGGACTTTGGCAAAGCGTATGGCTGCCACCCTAGCCGAGGCGGCCTGCTTTTCGTCCTTAAACAGGATGCTATCGCCCGAGTCCATGTCCCTGAATGGGTAGGTCGTACGGTCCTCAGGGATGGGTATATTTGCTTCGATCTGTATCAAGGACTAACTCCCGTAAAAGAAAAAACTAATTAACAACAGAGTATAGATATAGTAACTCTATCTGTCAAGGCAAGCTTCATTCAAAAGCCCTCCCTATAGGGGCTGGGGAGGAAGAGTAGTAAAAAAAAAACCACCTCCTCTAAACGTAGGGACACCCCAGTAAATTACGTCTATCCTTACAACGTAATGTACTGTACACCAAAAAGTCATTGATTTAATTGACTTATTACGGCATTACGTCTATTACGTCTATCCCCACAAAAAAAATAAAAAAAACACCTCTTACCCTAAAAACTCCTATAGGGAACCCCAAAATAGCATAACAAACCCTGTTCTATATATCCATTTGAGTATATATGAGGGAAAACCCCTATGAAAAACACAACAAAATGTACTTGACACCTAGTGTTTTCTAAATGATACTACGTGTCCCTAACACATGTAATTCAAGAAAGGATAGCAGAGTATGAGTCAAGATCCATTAACCCAGCTACAGATAGCTGATCTTTCCATTAAAGTCCCGGTCCAAGTAACTTACGGCTTGGACAGTGCTGGAGAAGCCCGAGTAAAGAGTGTATCCGTGGTCCACGGTCCGTTATCCTTGGACATTACCGCACTACTTACTGAAGACGACTTCTTTGACATCTTTGAGCAGCTTGACCATTGGTACATATCGGCCACCCCTGATTTTGGAGACCAGCAATGATTGACTACACCCTTATCAACAACCCGTATGACGGCTTGCTGTCTTACAACCATATTTTTGAGACTGGCGCGGGCAAGTACTTGAAGCAACACACGTTGGAATGCTGGCTGGAATTCGAGGCTGCTGACCCCAGTGTCGGCGTGAAGGAGGACTGGACGGTGTTTTATGCTTATTTGGACGGCGTGGACATTGCGGAACTCTTGTCTGACGATGTCAAGGAAGAGATCATCTTAGGCGCTATGCAGTATTGTGCAGACGAAGCGGCGCAGCCGTGATTCGGCCCGTGAGTCTTATTACTAACCAAAAGGAGAACGAAATGGCGAAGAAAGAAAAACCCCTGAATTATTTCGAGGTCAACACGTGGATGGTCCTTGACGCGTGTAACACGATGAATGAGGCCATGGCCATGATTGGTTTGATTGCCAAGGGCTCGGATCTGTTGACGCAAAGGGCACTGCATGGTGTTGTGACTGTGCTGATTGAGTCGCAGAGGACATTAAATGATTACATGGAGAAGCCCAATGACACTGAGTAACGGCACAGGCGGGGGGAAGGAGCTTTCCCCTGAGGATATTAAGCGGGTGAAGGCGGAGACGCAGGCATGTGCTGTGGAGATTGCCAAGACGATGTTCAAGCATTCCAGTTCACCGAAGGTTTCTGTTTTAGCGGCCATGATGGTTGCTGCGGGCGGTGCGCAGGCCACGGGCCTTGACAAGCATTCCGCGATAGATATGTTTTTGACTTTTTACAATGATGCAACCAACTTTATGCTGGAGGAATGAGATGACTAATCAAATTGAAATGATTGAAGAGGAGGACGACACCTTGGTGATCACGTTGGAGCAGTACGGCTGCTTGGCCGAGGTCCGCGTTCCGGGGCAGGTGATCCGGGATGCGCACAACGCGCTCAACCTCAAGGAATTCTTGCAAAACAGCATGGTCGATTTGTATGCGCGGTTGGCGTACATGCAGCGCAAGAACGGACTGGGGGATCAACCATGAACTGGGCAGCTTTTATTGGAATGGCCTGCTTTGCGGCGTGGTTGACGCATGTCTTTACTTGCTTTTCACAAAGCTTGTGGGGCTTCTTGGTTGCTGGCGCGATCATGTTCCCGATTGGGATCTTGCACGGTTTTTATCTTTGGGTTACGTGATCGGCATTACTTGAGGAAAAGAGATGACTGAAAATATTCTGGAATCATTTTCACTAAAGTTTGACCATGGTAATCCTGAGGACTACACATGGATTGACCTTGGTCAAGCGAAGGAGCTTTCAAAAGAAGAATTTCTTAAGCTTCGCCCACAGTTCCCTGATCTGTTTGAAAGTGAGATCAAAAGCTTGTTTTTACCATTTGAAAAAATGGGGATAGTTCGCAAGTTGTCCAACGGACAAACGCTTTCAACAACTATTGAACGCCACTCTGAAAAACTGCAAGTATTTCTCCGGGGGAAGGGCGGGGATGTGGCAGAGATTGTTCACACGTCTACGAGAGAAAAGCTTGTACGAATCGGGGAAAAGTACAGCCCCGATAAGATACTTGAGGCTATGCGGGAGCAGGACCCTGAGAGTGCAAAAAAGGAATATATCGATACGTTTAGCTGCCCCGAAGAGTACCTCGGCACCATGTGGATGGATATGGTCCTGAGCGTCTATTTAAGGTACATGCATGTGTCGGTTGATCTGAAAGAAACAGTGACTGCATATACGGCGATACCCTCTGCGGCCAATGCAAAGCGGGTGCGTAAAAACAAAAAGCCTATCTATACTTGGACGGTGATTGACGTGACAGCGCAACACGAAAAAGAAGAAATTGTGGCAACGGGCAATGGCCACGCAAGTCCCAGAAGGCACAGAAGACGTGGGCACTTCCGCCAATATTTAAGTGGCCGCAGAACGTGGGTCAATGAAATGATGGTGGGGAAAATTGAATTTGGCTATGCGCAGCATAGTTACACAGCACATTCAAAAAAAGAGTTGGTAAATGGATGAGGATACGAAACTGGTCCTTGATGCGTGGCGCGTGTTGCTTGTAGAAAACGACATGCTCCGCCAACGCATTATCAAATTAGAACGGGAGGTACGCGATGTTACTAAATGTATTGACGTGGGTGGGGATTCTGTTCCTTGGCGGCGTGTTGGTCTTGGCCGTAGGGGCAATGCTGATAGCAGCGATTGATTTTTTACAAAATGGAGATAGGTATGACTGAAGAAGACGATGACATCCAAGATTACAAGAAGCCGTGGGTAGGGCTGACGGAGGAAGAGATTGAAGTAGCCTATGGGATCACCATAAAAATTCGCAAAAAAGACATTATGCCTGTAGAGCAAAAGCAGTTTGCAAGAACTCTCGAACTACTTTTAAAGAAGAGGAACACATGACTGAATCAAGATTTCTAGACCCTGAAGATGAAGCGTTCAACGAGATTGAACGACAAGCCAAGCAACGCAAGGAGTCGGTGATGGCGGCGCTTGAGCCGTACTTGGATGTGTATAAAAACCCATCACGCAATGACACCATTGAAGAAGTGGCACAGCACATTGAGAAGCTGCAAGGCTTTGGCAAAGACACCATCAGTTCGTTGGCAATCTACATCAGGAGCTTGAAGAAATGAGTGAAGTATTGAAACAGATGGTAGAGGCATTGGAATGTGCGTTGAGCGATGACAAGCCTTACATTGACAAATGTAAACAAGCCATCCAAGCAGGCAAGAAAGCCATTGCAGAGTTGGAAAGCCAAAAGCCTTTTGCGTATGTAAATGTTGAAATGCGTAGGCTTGAATTTGCACATAACTATGTGAAATGGGACACGCCAACAACAATCAAGCTGGACAAAATTCCCCTCTACACCCATCCACCACAGCGCACATGGGTCGGGCTGACGGATGAGGAGCAATCTTTTATTTATGACCAAGTCAAACAGATTGTTGACAGCAAGCCGTTTTGGGTTAGGTTTGCAGATGCCGTTGAAGCCAAACTCAGGGAGAAGAACACATGAACTTCCGAGAGACAACAATCAAGTACATCAAAGACATTCTCAGGGCAAAGACCATTTCAGAGGTGATCTACGCCGAACTACAAGATGCATATCTACGCAAGCTGGAGGCCGAGACCGCCGCTGAGTACGCCAATGCCGCCATGCAGTACAACGAAGAACGTATCAAGCGTCTTGAGGCGAGGCTTGCGGAGCATAAGGAGGAAGCATGATTGACCGACTCATAGTAGGTGCGGTGTTGTCTTTTGTTGGATGGAATGGCCTGTTCCCCGAGCCGCCGCCACCAGTCACGCCCCACATGTTGCGGATGCAAGCAAAAGAAAAATCCATAAGCGAGATGTGCGACAGGAAGCCAAAGAGCAAGGCGGCAAAAGATTTGTGTAGACGATGGAGGAAACAAAATGCTTGAGAAGATAAAAACTTTCTTTGGCAAGGCCCGTGGTCCGCGAGGCTTGCGCCGTACTGTCGTAGAAGAGGGCACTCTTTGGCGCTGCACGCAATGCCATCTTATTTTTATAACCAAAAAAGAAGGGGAAAAGCATCCCTGTATGGAGACTAAATGAATTGTCCTGAATGCGGCGCGTGGTCCGTGATCCTTGAGACGCGGTCCAGCCCAACTAGATATAGAAGAAGGAGGGAGTGTGGAAACGGACATAAATTTACAACTGAAGAAGTTGCGGTCTCCCCGGAAACGATCAAACAAGAGGGTCGAGACCGTTTCAACGCTGTTAGAGAAAAACGGGTGGAATCCGTTCGAACGGGTAGACCCAAAAATATTGGAAATGCTTCATAGAAAGCATGAGAAGGATGCCGAAAAGGCGAGAAAGTACTATTTATTAACCAAAACAGAGGACGCACCGATATGAGAAAGCAAAGCAGTAAATCAAAGAAGTTCATGGAATACATCATGAATCACCCAAACGCCAAGGTAGCCCCCGTGGCTAAGAAGTTTGGCATTACCCCGTCATTGGGTTACCAGTTGCGCAAGAAGGCAGTGGACTGTGCAGCCCAGATGCTCGGAGCCTTTGCTCCCCCTGAAATGGTTCCCATGCCGGACCCACGTTTGCCGGACTGGGCCTTTACCGTGGACAAGACACTGGACGCTCGGGCCGAGAACTACGGCAAGTTTAAAGACGGCGCGGAACTCATGCAGGCTATTAAGCGCACCATGGCTGCCCATGCTGCCAAGCATGACAAGACCTTTGCCGATGACCAATGGGAAGCTTTGGAGATGATCGTGCACAAGATTGGCCGAATTGTCAACGGCAACCCTAACGTGACCGATCACTGGGTTGACATTGCTGGGTACGCTACCTTAATTGCTGACCGGCTGGAAGGACGAGCCCGATGACCGAGACAGTCAAAGTCCGGCCAATGCCTGTGAAGAGGGACCCGGCAGAAGTCCGGGCCCTGTTCCTCGCTGCTTTACGCTCGAACAACTACACGATGAAAACTACGGAGATTGCAGTTTTTACGCACCTGCCAGCTTCCATGGTCCGCCGTTGTGGGCTGAGCTTGGCCAACGAAAGCAAGATCGAAGCGGTTCTTGTCCCCGGAAGGGGGAAGGGGGAATACCGTTTCACCATCACGCAACTGGATTTGTTTGAAGATACAGCGGTCACCAAGACAAGATTTTGGACAATCTTTAAGAAGCTGTTACGCTTTTAAAAAGGGCCCCTCGGGGCCCTTTATTTTGCCTCACCCCAGCTCGGGCCAATCTCCACATCACAGCGGCTGGGAACTTCCAAGCGCACAGCGTTGGCCATAATCTCGGCAGCAGCCTGTGCTTGCTCCCGACTTGTCACCGACAGCGCAAGCTCATCGTGTACCTGCAAGATAGGGTCAAACCCTGCCTTAGCGAGCGCCACCATGGCCGCTTTTGTCTGATCTGCGGCTGACCCTTGGATAAGCCTGTTCAGTCCCTTGTAGGTGCCCGCACGTTTGATCCGTTGGCCGTATTCAATGACTGCCTGTTCACGCGGCAGCGCCTTGTTCACGCCCCACTCTACCGGCTCCCACAGTGGGAAGCGGCACTTGCGGCCAAGCAGGGTTCTGATAGACCCGCCCGATGCTGGGTGCTCAATGCGCTTCATGACCGCGTTCACCGTGCCTTTAAGAAACGGCACCTTGGTGTGGAACGTGTTGATCAGCTCAGAAGCTTCCTCAGCGGACAAGTCCAGCTCGCCACCAAGCTTTCCTTTGCCCATACCGTACATCAAGCCAAGGCCAATCGTCTTGGCAGCCTTGCGTTTGATCCCAGCCATGTCCGCCACCATTTGGTGAAAGTCGGTGTTGGGGTCGTTGTTGTACGCGTCCACCATCCTGTTCGCCCCGGGTAGGTCCAAAAGATGGGCGTAATGCACCAACAATCGCGGTTCTTGGGAGCTGAAGTCGTTGGAAGCCCACAATTCGCCCTCTTCGGGCAGAAAGAGCGAGCGCACCAGCGGGCCGATGATTTCGTGGCGGGCAGGAACCTGCTGTAAGTTTGGGTTGGCCATGGACAGCCGTCCTGTCACCGTGCCGCCGTCCTCATTACGCATCTGATTCACATGCGGGTGAATCCTGCCGGTCTTGGCGCTAAAGTCCAAGTATGGCTGCAAGAACGTACTATGCGTCTTGTTGGTCTCGCGGGCTTCAACGATCAACTTAGCCACAGGATGTTCACAGGTTTCCAAGAACCCTTTGGTAAAGCTCGGCAGTCCCTTTTCTGTTTTGCCGTAAGCCACGCCAAGCTTGTCAAAGGCCAAGGCGATGGACTGCGCAGCCCAGATATCCACACCGGACCCACAGGTAGACTTCAGCTCTTGGTAGATTTCTTTTTCTCGGCGTTGCAACCTGCTGATCAACTGCTCAGCCTTGATCCGGTCAAAGCGGATGCCGCGCTGGGTCATGTTCATAAGGACTGGGAACACTTCGGTCTCAAGATCGAAGATTGATTCGACTTCATCTTGTCGCAGCTTTATCTTAAAGTGATGCCACAGCTTCAGGGTCAACGCCGCGTCCTGCTCGGCGTATTCCCCGACATACATGGCGGGGAGCTTCCACAGCTCTTTCTTGGGATGAACGCCAAAATCGGCAGCAGCCTGCTTCAATGCAGCTTCGGACTTGACTTCCTTGAGGTAATCAAAACCAAGAGAATTCAGAGAGTAATTGAATCGGTTCTCATCTATCAGGGGCGCGGCGAGCATGGTGTCGACAATCCTGCCGTTGACGGTGAATCCACTGGCCCTGAGCCACCCACAGTCGTAGGCGGCGTTGTGCATGATCTTGTCGGCATTTGTAGCCAGTACGTCTTTTACCCAGCGTTCAACAAGACGTTTATCAAGATTGCCGCCACCGCCGTGAGCAACAGGATAGTATCCGCTCCAGCCGTCAACAGCCACAGCGTAACCAGCAATGAAGCCGTCATTACGGGGCCATCCCGGCCCAAAAGATTCCATATGCGGGTCACAAGTTTCGAGGTCAATTGCAATCTCCTTAGCGGTAGATAAATTGGGGAAAGTCTCCGGCGGCACCCACTCGGTGATTGTCGGGAACATGGGCATGGTTTTCACAGTCGGAATCCTTTTTCTGTGTGTTTCGGCAGCACTAAGTGCAGTGATTGTTTGGCACGGGTTACCCCGACATAGAACAATCGGTGTACGTTGTCCGCGTTGCTTGCATATTCTTTGGCAAACTTTGGTGAAAGATCCATCAGCAGCATGACGTTGTCCGCCTCCCCGCCTTTAGCACCATGGATGGTGGACAAGCGCACCCTTGGCGGTTGCGAGAGCTTCACGCCCCGGCGCAGCAAGGAGATCAGGTAATCTTTCTTGTCGTCAGCAATCTTGGTGAGAGCTTCATGCCAGATGACATCAGTCAGCAGGCCGTGCTTTTCTTTCAGCTCATCAATGGTGTACAGACCGTTGGTGTCGCCGGTCTTAAATGTTTTGTAGCCCCGGGCCACGGAGCTGGTACCTAAATACCTGTACACCGTCTGGACGCTGGTGAAACCAAGTGGCTGGCCCTTGCGTAGGCGTTCCCAGTCCGATACGGCTTGGGCGATCTGTGGGGAAAGACTTGGCACCCCGTTGCGTTCAAACAGTACTCCAATGGATTTGAGCCATTCGTGGATGGGGTTGAGCATGTAGTTGGTGCTGGCCATGATGAGCCACTGGCCGCTTTCCACTGGAACATCATCAAACCGATGGTAGGTCTTGACAAAGCCCTCAAATTCTCTGGACTCCCATTCCTTTGGCTGGCGCTCGCGGATGCGCTTGACGATGCTGTTGGCCAAGGTATGGACCTTGGCAGGGACGCGGTAGGAATGGTTCAAGACCGTGACGCTGCCCTCAAAGGCAAGAAAGCTATTTACGTCTGCACCGGCGAAGAAGAAAATGGCTTGGTCATCGTCACCGGCAAGAAATGTCCGCTTTGATCTCACGGTCAGGGCTTCCACCATCATCCATTGCAGGCGGGAAAGGTCCTGTGCTTCGTCCACGATCAGCACTTCCAACATGGGCAGGCGCTCGGGTTCGTTAACGATCATCTCTAACAGGTCGGTGAAGTCAAGCAGGTTCTTGCTACGTTTGTAATGACGGTAGGTCCGCTCGACAAACTCAAAGTGGTGCCACTCAATGTCTAGGCCGCACTTGTTGTAATGGGTTTTCAAGTCCTCGCCCTTGATTCGGGCGATGTTGATCTCGTTCAGTATTGGGTTATCAGGCTTGACAAGGTCGACTTCGGTGTCGTGGGACAAGCTCAGCTCAATCCCTGCTTGGGCAGCGAACTCCCGGAAGTGTTCCGCCTGCATGATGTCCTCCGATCGCACGCCAAGGCATTGAAATGCAAGACTATGTAACGTCCTGAAATAGGGGAAATCAGTTTTGGCATTGAGATTAGGGAACTTGGTGATGGCCCTGTCCCGCGCTTCGTTGGCTGCCTTTCGGGTGAAAGAAAAGTAGCCTATTTGTGAAGAGTAAATCCCCGACTCCAATTCCTTGTCCACCACGTTGAGCAGGTAAGTAGTCTTGCCACACCCGGGTGGGCCAAAGATTTTGTGGATGTCAGTCATCCATTTCCCCGTCCCACATGTCGTCTGGCCAGACCAGCACAGGCGTATGTTCGCCTACGTAAGCACCCTCAATGTTGTACTCAATGTACTCACGCGCTTCCTCGGCGGACATGCCGTCCCCCATCAGGTTGTTTCTGATTGTTTCAGCGTTGTAGACAAGCACAGAAACGTGAGTTTGGTCGCGCCAAATAAATGCCGGGCCAATGATTGCGTTGTCGTGTCCATCAATTGTCATGTATCTCAAAACGGGCTCCCTTCAATGCGTGTGGTTTGGGTATCGAATGGTGCATCTTGTTTGCCAAAGCTGGGTATGCGCCAGCAACGGGTAGCGCGGCCTTTAAGCAGCAACGATATTGGCTCACCGCCAATGTCGCGCAGTCTCTGCGCCATCTTAGGCGCAGTCATGCCAATAAAGTTATTGCGCTTCAGATGGTTGTCAAGGTCTTTCATCCGGAAGTACGTCTTGGCTTCATCATCATCGCGCCATGGTCGGCCCATCAAAACTTCATCCCTGTCCATTGCTTGCTGCATGTGAGTGGTGAACTCTTCAAGCAAGTCCATGAAGCGACCAATCAAGCTGGTGTCCTCACTGGCCTCGGCGATCTGTTCTGTCTCCACCATCTCTTTGAGCAGTGCATTGAGCATGTTCTCCCAATCCTGTTTGCGCAGGGTAGGAGGCAGCACGTTAAGTTTTTCTACGCATGCTTTTTGGAATGCAGCTTGGGTGAAGAGGCTTTCTGTTTCTAGCTCCACACGCTTGCCGTTGACATCCAAGAACCACAACGGTGGATCGGATGCGTACTTGGATAGGGATGCTATTTGAGGCGCATCAGGACCATTTCCCCCGATGCCATATTTGCGCGATCTACAAAGGCCCGAATTGCAAAAGCTGTTGAGCGGCGCGTCTTTACATTTGTATTGGTAGTCTTTCTTGCCGACTTGCTTGACAAGGACTTGGACCTCGTTGTTGGGTAGTGGGGGAGCCACGTGCTTGATGTTGTACTCCACAAGCTTGTCTTCCCAACTTCCGGGGGCGGCCCTCTTAAGATAGATCCCAATGTTGAATAGTCCATTATTGCGCGTCCCCTCTGGGAAGCCCTGTGCGCAAAGAGCTTGTAGGCAAGGAGGGCCATCTTTGATGGGACTCTCCGCTTGCTTAGGCGGCTCAGGAAAATTGAGCGGTAGCTCTTGGACATTCGCCTCATATAGTCCAAAGAACTCTTCGAGGGTTGCCGCCGTACCGTCGACATTGAATGCATACCTTGTTCCCGCGTCACCGCCGAAGTAGGGTAGGTTGAGAAAGTTTCCGGTGTCTCCTCGATCAACAAGGATTTCGGCCTGCTTAGGAAAAATCTCTCTGCCAGCTTCTCCGAGCAGTGCTGCCGCATCCTTGAGGTATTGTTGAAAATCCCGCGCTGGGGCCGGTTCTTTTGTAAAGAGAAAAACATGTGCGCCTCCAGACTTACTGCGACAGACAACAAGCGGCAGTTTCAACTGCGAAACTTTTTCAACTAAGCCTTTGTGGTCCAAAGGATACTGGTCAATGTCAATACATCCCCAGATGCAGGTGTTATCCGCCCGGATTGGAATAATCCCCAGACTCGGATCAACGCCGTCAAGGTGTTTTTGCCATAGGTCATCTGTTGGGGGTTTTCTAACAACCGTAGCCTTTCCTGCTTGCTTACCATCGCCTCTTTCCGCCTTAATTACGTATGTCCCATAGGCAATATCCAGTCCCCTGAATATGTCCTGAAATTGTTGTAGTTGTTCCATTGGCATCTCTATAGAAGAAAGAGGGGGCGTGATGCCCCCTCAAATCAGAACGGTGCTGGTCCTGCTGTACCGACTTCTTCGTCGGCATGCTTGACCTTGACTTCGCCAGCATTTACTTGAGTAGCAAATGCTTTTGCGGCTTGGTACACGCTCTTGTCTTCAATAGGGCCGATGCGCTCGATCTCCCATCCATACCACTTACCCTTGTCGTTGGACTCGGCTTGCGAGGTCAAACGATACAGGTGTGAGTACATGGGAGGAGTGAAAGGACCGTTGGCACCCATCATCTTGGTGGACATCATCATGCTGTTCCACTTGCGCGACTTCTTCAGTTGCGTGGACTTCATGGTGATCAAAGCAGCTTCGGGGAAACCTTGATCGTTGATGACCATCACGTAATGGTTGGCCGTGTTCTCGATGTAGTTGCCGGTATCGAGGTAGTCTTTGTTGTCGCCCGGTTCGCGGTGCGTGCGGCTCAAAATGTCAGACGTTGCCGGGTAGATAGCGATGGGTGCGCCACTGCCGCTACCGCGTGGTGCCCACTCAATGTACTGACGTACATATGCGCAAGGAACCACTGTCAAACCTTTCTTGCCGTCATACAGCTCGCCGGTGACAGAGTTGTAAACCATGCCGGGCATGGCTCCTTCAACTTCACCAACTTCGGGGGAAGTGTTGGTAAGTAAGCGCAGGAACGGAAGAGCAAAGTCTTCCTGACCCATGCCGTCAAAGCCGCCACTGTCTTGCTCAAAGTCATTAGATAAAACTAACGCGCCTTCTTTCTTCACTGCTACTTCGTTTTTAGCCATTTTCAATTTTCCTTTTTCATGCTGATTTGATGGTTGCTCTTTGGCCGATGTATACGCCAAAAAGCTCTGTGGGGAACTCGCTTCCGCGTTCCACCTGCTCGCGAACCCAAGCTTTCAAGGTCTGGGGTTCGACCTTTTGCGCTTGTTCAACTGGGTAGTTGTCCTCACGCAATTGGTTCAGTAGTGTCTCGCACAGTTGGTCTTCTCCTCGACCAAAGCGCACAGACACGGTGTTCTTGATGATGTCATCAAAGCCGTTGCCGCGTAGCCACTCATAGGCCTGTGCACGGTTCTCTTCTTTGATGCTTGCGTTGTAAAACGCCTTGATGTCGATTTGGCTACCGTCTGACATCTTGAACGACTTCATGCCAAGCTCTGACAGGCGGCCCGGAATGCTTTCTTCCAACAACTTACGTTGCTGTTCTTTGCGTTCCTTGACGGTGTCTTCTAGCTCCTCTATTTCTTTCTCAAGTTGCTTGGCACGCTTGGCCAACTCACCAACTGATTGCAGGTCCTCATTCTTAACGACCAGTGCACCAGCATCCTGTTCAAACATCTCATTGATATTACTCATCTCTTTCTCCATTCTCGGTTATGTCAATTTTAATTGGAATATACATTCTTTCGCGGCGATCCCACTTCAAAGTTGTATAGCGGCCAGCATTATAGAAAGCAGCTATCGAGCAGGCCAAGCCGATAGCTACAGGGTCACCTGTCAATAACAAGTAGTCCCCATCCTTAAAATCCCGCAGCTTGCGCCGCAGCATGCGAATCGTCGGTGCTGTGCTGAATGCAATCTGGGTATTTGGCTCTAAAAGAACCAACATGTCCCCATACTTCATTGCAGGCGCAATATCGTGATTCGGCATCTCTTGCACAATAAAAACTTTTGCCATGTTTACGCTCTCCTTTCTCGAAACGTGCTTTTAGTGTACACTATCTTTTCGGGTTGTCAATACCCTTTATCAAAGAAAGGCAGAAAGAAATGAATTATTTTTTGGAGCGGTATCCGTTCAAAAACAAGCCGTTTGTGCATCAAGCGGCGTATTTAGAGCGCTTTTGGGAGCATCAGGAGGCAGCTTTGTTTGCAGAAATGGGCACGGGCAAGAGCTTTATGCTCATCAACAATGCCGCCATGCTTTACGACAAGGGCAAGATCGACTCAATGCTGATTGTGGCCCCCAAGGGGGTGTACCGCAATTGGTATAAGTCCGAACTACCTAAGCATATGCCTGCCCATGTCAGCTACAAGATGGCATGTTGGACACCTGCTCCCCGTAAGGCGGAAAAACTCGAGATGGAGGAGATGCTCAATTCCGTTGACAAGCTGCGCATCCTGATCATGAATATTGAGGCGTTCAGCACAGAGAGAGGAACAGCTTATGCACGCACATTCCTGCGTGTCACCTCTGCCTTCATGGCAGTGGATGAAAGCACCACGATCAAGACTCCCAACGCCAAGCGCACCAAGAGCATCATCAAGGTTGCCCGCGAGGCGCGGTACAGGAGGATTGCAACCGGTTCCCCTGTGACCAAGTCGCCTTTGGACTTGTACAGCCAATGCGAATTCTTAGGGCCGGATTGTCTGAACAGCGCCAGCTTTTACGCCTTCCAAGCACGGTACGCGATCCTTGTTGAACGCAGGCTGCCAACGCACACCTTCAAGCAGATTGTTGGCTACCGCAGGCTCGATGAGTTGCAGGAAAAGCTCAACGGTTTTTCCTTCCGGGTGACCAAAGAAGAATGCTTGGATCTGCCGGACAAGGTTTACACCCGCCGCGATGTTGAGCTGACCCCGGAGCAGAAAAAATACTATGACCAGATGAAGCTCATGGCCTTGGCGCTCGTTGATGGCAACTTGATGAGCACCAACAATGCTTTGACCCAGCTCATGCGACTGCATCAGATATGCTGCGGGCACGTCAAGCTCGATGATGGCCAACAGATCGACATCCCCAGCAACCGTATCGGTGAACTCATGGCTGTGCTGGAGGAGACCAGTGGCAAGGTAATCATTTGGGCAAACTACCGCAGGGACATTGAAAACATCCGGCTGTCGCTGCAAAAGGAATACGGCATGACCTCTGTTGCCACCTACTACGGCGACACCGAAGATGAGGACCGGGAAAAGGCCGTCGAGGACTTCCAGAACCCTGACAGCGAGCTTAGATTCTTTGTTGGCAACCCACGCACCGGCGGCTATGGTTTGACGCTTACAGCGGCCAATACGGTGATCTACTACAGCAACAGCTTTGACTTGGAAGTGCGCTTGCAGTCAGAGGACAGGGCGCATCGTATTGGTCAAACCAACAAGGTAACCTATGTCGACCTGATTGCCAAAGACACAGTCGACGAACACATCGTCAAGGCGCTCAGGAACAAGATCAACATTGCCTCGCAAGTGCTAGGCGAGAACTTCAAAGATTGGATTATTTAATGCAACTCATCCCAATTCGCCGCAAGTATGTGTATACAAAACTCGAAAGAATAGACACCTCCACCGGACGTGTATACAAAATCGATGGAAATGAACATGAGATGCCTAGCGTCACTCGTATCCTGTCGGATACAAAGGACAGAACACACCTTGATTCGTGGGCCGAGAGGATTGGTTGGGAGCAGGCAGAGCAGATCAAAAATGAGGCTGCCACGGTCGGCACCCACATGCACAACGTGGTCGAGCGACTTCTGTTGAATAGGGATTTACCCGCACCCCGGACATGGCTGCAAGTCAAGGGCTACCGCATGGGCTACAAACTGATTGAGACATTTTTTCCGCACGTCAACGAGGTATGGGGGACAGAAATCCCGTTGTATTACCCGAAAAAATACGCTGGAACGTCCGACTGCATAGGTGTCTATAAGGGAGAACCCTCAATTGTTGACTTTAAACAGACCAATCGAATGAAGCCGCGCAAGTGGATTGAGGATTACTTTATCCAACTGGCGGCCTATGCTTGTGCGCACAACGCGGTTCACGGTACTGAGATCAACCACGGCGTGATCATGATGGTGGCGCAGGACAACGAAGTGCAGGAGTTTGTGACTTGTGGCCGGGAGTTTGACGGCTACAAGGACAAGTGGTGGCAACGGGTAGAGCAGTTTGAAAAAATGGCCCCAGCATCGCTGCCGGGGCCCAAGGATGCCGAGGAGGACGGCAACTGCTAACTCTTGGCTGCTCTCATGTTGTCAACCAAATTGGGGTAAGGACGGCCAGCTTTCTTGGCTGCCGCCTTGGCTTTAGATTTCTTGGCAGTGGTGAGCTGCTTTGAGGGTCCGAGGCCCTTGGGCCGGGGTTTGTCCCAAACGGGTTTTGTTTTCATATTAGCCTACATTTCTTTCAAAGTGAGGACAGTCTACAAGGTTGGAGAAATTCCCACCCCAACGGTTTTTTATGTGCAGAGACTCCCAGTATGCGCCTAACGGAGCAATGGTGGCCTTGTCCCAAATTATCTTCCCATCCTTGAAGAAGTTCAAGTCTATGGCGCACCGCTTCAGGTGAATAGACTTCATGGTCTTCGAGCGGCCTGTCTTGAGGTAAATAGCTTGCTGCTCAGGTGTACGGGCAAGTTCTCCACCGGTAACCTTAAAGCCTTGTTCCGTGGCGTAGGTAATGAGTTTGCAGGCATCCAGCAGGAATGCGGCTTGTTCGTCAGATAAACTCATTTTCTGCCTTTCATTTCTGCCAGCTTTTCAATGGTTCTGCCGCCAAAGTATGCACCCATGATAAGCATGCCCCATTGGCCAAGCAACTGGACGTAGGACTCATTGGCGTCCCAGCCAAAAGCACTCATCATGGCAAACAAGAAATAGCCAAAGAAGATGGCAATCAAGCTCATGGGGCGGATGTTCTTGGACAACCAAGAGTCTGACACCATATCTGCTTGCCAGCGGTCTGTGATGTTTTCGGCATCACTCTGCGCAGCCTTGGCATACATTTCCATCTCAGCCAATTCCATTTTGGCTTTTTCAATGCCTAACTCCAGAAGACGCTCTTCATGAGCAAACTGCAACTCACGCAACTTGGATACATCTTCAGGTGTCGGGTCATCGGGGATTTTTACGCCAAGCGTTTTTTCCACCACCTCTTTGCCTTTGGCTTGGATGGCAGACGATAGTAGCCCAAGCCCGTTTTGGGCAAGGCTACCGAGGAGGGACGCTACTATTGGAATCATCTCTTTTTTCCTTTTCAACTTGTCTACGCAATTTTTCCACTTTTTCAATTTGCGCTTGGGCTTCCTTTTTGGTTTGCAGCACGTCCATGTACAACATCCCCAAAAGAGGTAGCAACAATATTACAAGCACACAAGCCGCTATCCAACCCATTACGCTTTCCCAATCTTGCTTAAGAGGCCGAGGAGCAACCACATATACAGGAGGAATAGGATAGTTACCAACAGGTACGCCTGCCTTTCCCTTAGACGCCGTTCTTCCTCCTTGCGTTGCCATGACTCATCATCCCGTTTTTTCCTTGCTCTGTCCTGCTCTACTTTGATGACATCCCGCATATCAAAGACTTTGCTATACAAAGCCCCCATCTCTTTGGGAGCGCCGTACACCATCGCCTCTCTTATTTCCACCTCCAACGCCGCCATCTGGTCTTGAGCCATTACCCGCTTCAGGGCGGCTTCCATCAAGTTGGCATCGGGGCTGTAAATGGTTTTGCTTTTTTCTTCTTCTTCCCTTATGTGGTCGGCAAGCTGTTCTTGAAGTTTAAAAAACTGAGAAAGCTGTGTAACGATGTCTGCCATGACTTGGGTTTCGTCAACGGCAACGTAGGCTTCTTTCTTTTTCGCCACAGGCTGGGGCGATTTTCCCTGTGAGACAGGTGCAGTACCTGCACCAAACATTTCTCCCAGCTTTGACCAGAAACCCCTAACCTCTTTTGCGATTCCAACGACTTCGTTAACAGTGCTTTTGACTTCCATGAAGGTAGTCTTAGCTTGCTTATACAGCTTGCAGCCTTCCTTGATGGCAGTGACGCAAGCATTGGCGGCAAAGAGGATGCTGAGCGGGTCCACATGTGTATTACTTCAAGTTCTTGAGCTTGTACAAGGCACTCAAGTAAGTGCCCACTGCCTCGTCAATCATGTTCTGGATTGGAGTGTCCTTCTTGTCCACCGCAGCATACCGAATGCTTTCAATGTCATCCATGTGATTTTCCAAAATCTTGATGATGTCACTGTAGTCCTCAGGCGCTTCCAAGTAGGGAATCTCAATAATGGAATGGCGACCTTGATACGCCTCGGTGATGCCGTCGGCAATATCAATGATGGCTGGATAAAACTCGCCCAAAGCAGAGTGCTTGGCAAAGCTGCCGGGCCCTGTCACAGTCAAATGCGCACGATGGGCTATCTCACGGCTCAGGAACATGGTTGCAACTAACTGTCCGATCATCTGCATGTCTTACTCCTATTGTCCGGGCACGGGCCGCTGCCCGCCCTGAATCATTGCTTGTCGTTGCTGCAACAGACCACTGATTGGATCGTTGGGGAACATGGACGGATACATCAACTGCACCTGTCCCATGCCGCCTGTGCCTGTTGGGGGCGTAGTGGACACACGGGGGTTGAATTCATAGCCACGGGTCGCGGGCGCTGGCGGGAGAGCCTTGAGCATCTGTTTGGCAGATGTTTCACGTGAAACAACCGGCAAACTTTTCATGTCTCCAATGTCTGCCTGACGACCCTGCAACTGCTCCTGCGGCAATTCCTGACGGATGATGCGTTGAGCAATACCGGGGGCAGTGGTCCTGAGGGGCTCGTTGAAGATTTGGGACATGTTCGCCCCGATACCTTCTAACTGAGCCGCCGCCTTAGCACCTTGGGCAGGCGTTCCCACGTGGGTGATTGCTTGGGCAAAGGCGGGGTCTTCCAAAGCCTTGGTGAAGATGCGCTGATACAACTGGTTCTCGGCACTGGCGGTCATGCGAAGCAATAGTGCCAAAGCACCTGACTCAGGACTGATACGACCGACCATTGCTTCGCGGGCCGTGGTGGTCATAAATTGCACACCGAAACCCATCACCCGTTTCAAGCTGGAATCAATCGATTCAAACAACGGAATCTGGCCAGTTACATCGGCAAATGCATTGACCCTGCGTTGCAGGTCAGCCAGCGTGTTTAAGTCTTTCAGGTGCTGCGTGTCGCCAAACAAAATCTTTAGCGACTTTTGATTTGTGTCAAGGAAACCCTTCAACGCACCGCCGGACTGGGCTCCTTCTGTTGCCACATCCCACACGGAACGGCGCAAAGCAGCCAGCATCTCTGGGTCTTTGCCCATGCCATTGACCAACGTACGCATCATTGCGGGATCAGTCAATGCCTTGGTTAGGGTTTGGCGGGGATCGGCATCGGTGCGGGCAGCTTTGGACAACAGGGTATCCAGTTCTGCATTCTTTGCAGTCACCATGCGCTGATCCAACTCACCCAAGCGGGCAACGTAGGCATCGGCCAAGGCAACTTCGTCTTGCACCTTTGCACGAACATCTGCGGGCAAGGCGTTGACAATGTTTTGATTCTTGTCCAAGATGGAACGGATTTGCTTAGGGTCGACCAAGCCGTCTTTGTTCACGGCACCCTTGGTGCGCAACCAGTCCACCGTGCCACGCATCAACAGGCTCTCAGCCTGAGGGGTATTCTGCAATGTCAACTGAAGCTGCTTTAAGCTATCAGCGTTTTGAAACGCTTTTTGCAGCAATGCTTCATTTGGCAGTGAGAACTCCAAACCACCTTTGGTTTTCTGTGTGGTAAGCAGTGGCAGATTGCGTTGATACACATCCCTGTAATCGTTCAGGACGGTGTTCAACTCATCGTAGTTCCTGCTGATCTTTGGTACGTTTTCCTTCACCAAGTTCTCAATGTCGTTGTACACCGAGTCGCCGGTGTCCAAATAACGCTGAGCGTCTGTCAAACGGGTGCGACCACGTTGTAGGGCGGTGTTGTAGCGGGTGAGCGAATCGTTGCGGAAACGCTGTGCAGCAGCCAAGTAATCCAGCGCCTCGGGGACGTTGATGTCCACTTGGGTGTTGGCTTCAGCAATCTGCTTGGCATCGGCCCTGATCTTTTCCGGATTAATTTCAATCTTGCGACCGGGAATAGCCGTTGGAAAACGAACGATGCCCTGCTCGTTGGCAGCAGGAGCCAGTTCAGCAAGCGTAGCTTTGCGCTTTCCTGCCTTGGTCTTCTCTCCACGGACCACGCTTAAGATGGCATCTACATATGCTTTTTCATCTTCCCCACCGGGTCGATATCCAATCAGCTTAAATTGCTCATCAATAGCTTGCTTGGTCAACTGACCCAGCATGTCGTTTTCCATCTTTTCGCGAGCAACTTGTTGAGATTTAACGAAGCGCTCCAACAGGCGAATAGGCTCAGGGATTTGAACGCTCAAAGATGGGCGCTCAGGCTTGTATTTTTCAATCAGCTTTGTCGCAGCATTTTCCATGTCCTGAGAATCAAACAAGGATTTACCATCTTGGCGCGTGGCCAGCGGTAAGCCTTCCTCGGTCATGCCTTCAGTCATGCCCATCCTACGCAAAATGCCACGACGTTGACCAGCGCTCATTTCCATGTTGGCCATCAACACCCCACGCAACTCGTTGTTGAGGTTGCTGATGTCCTGTGGTCCAAGGCGCTCGGACACCGCTGCAACTTCCGCAGCAGTCAGGTCAGACTTCTGTTTCAGCATGCCTTCAAAGAACGCTTGCCGGTCAGCCTGAGCAGCCATGAACGCTTCTTCAATGGGCTTACGTGCCTCGGGTGCAAAGGACTGGAACAGGCTATTGAGCTTTTGCTGGTTCTCAGAAATTCGCAGCTTGACGCTGGCCAACTCCTTAGGTCCAAGCTGCTCAAGTAGTTTTGCTTTCTCTGTCAACAACGGACCAAACATGGTCTGCTCAGCCACGTCAAAGGTTGGTTTGCCGCCCACCAAGAACACATCTGCCACTCGTGGGTCAGCCAAATGGGACTGCAATTGAGCAAGCGCTTGTTGTGCTTCGGGGCTCTCGGCGATTGGTCCAAACACCTTTTCCAACTTGCTCTCTGCACGTTTCATCAGCATGCGGGGAACAATGTTAATAACGGGGAGGTTGTAGACACCGGGGAGCGATTCAATCGCCTCTTGCTCCACTGCACCAAGGTCGGCCTTCCTTGGAATAAATCCGCTGACCTTGTCTCCAACCGCTTTGGCAGCGCCACGGGTAGGGCTGAGCTGCATTGCAAGGGGCAGGCCCATGAATGCCGCCATGGGCATCAGCTCGGTGTAGAGTCCTTTGTTGGGGTTGTCGTCGCTGACGTTTTCTTCCACCGCTTGGCGAAATCCTTCGTAACCTGCACCAAACGCGATGTCAGTTGCAGCAGCGAGCCTTGGATTTTTTTGAACAAAGCTGATAGCGTCATTTGCAATTCCTTTTAAGATTCCTGTGCCCGAGGTTTGGGCAGCAGTGATAAGTGGGCGACTTTTCGCTGCCCACGCCAAAATTCCTGTGAATGGCAGAGTTCCGCCCACACCTTCGCCAACGGCGCGGGTGTAGCGGTCTACCGTGTTTTGGGGAGCTTTCTCCCCTTTATTAAATAGTCGGGTGAATTGAAAGATTTCGTCTTCTTTCATTCCCAATCCACTACCAATCGCTCTTTGAGCGGCATCAGGCAGAGCAAAAAGTGCAGAGTTAAACCCCCACGACAACTGGTTGACGGTGTCCATTGCCGAAGAGGGGGTCTCTTGTTTCGTTTTCCGTGGCTCAGCTTCAACAGGTGCACCCTCCACGCGTCCCACAACGTCTCCGGTGGTCAGGTCAATTGTTTCGCCGCGAGTGTTTGTGAGAGTGGCCATTTAACGTCCTGTTTGTGCACGCAATTGAGAGGGATTGAATGCATCCACTTTACCATTGGGCAGTCTCAGGTACACGACTGCTTTGGGGTCTTGTACTCGACCAAAGGTACTGCCAAGGAAGTTAAACATGATCTGCTGCTCCCTTGGATCGGAACTGATCTGGTAAGGATCGTTCTTTGTTCCAGTGTTAGGGGCAGTCATCACGTAGTCGTTCTTCTCATAGCCCAACTGAGTCAGGATCTGCTGACGCATATTGCGGTTTGTGGCTTCCAATGATGTGAGGTTCTTTGCAGCCAATTCAGGGTTCTCAAAGAAGCCTGCGGGGTTGGCCAACATGCCTGCGTTCTCGCGCTCCCACTCTTGTTGCTGATTGGAAATGCGTCCTGATTCAGCGGCAGCGGCAGAGTTCTTGGTTACCCTACTGAAGTCATTTTTCAGTTGTGTAACCGCGCCAGCGGTATCAAAGTTTGGCTTGATCAGTCCACCAGAGATAGGAACGAAGATGTTGTTGACTTTGTCCGCGAACCATGTGCCGGGGCTATAGGCCCTCTCTACAGTGCCCTTCATGTTGTCGATTGTTGCCAAATTGCTGTCAATGTTACGCAAGGCATTACCCAGCTTGACCCGTTCGTCTTTATTGGTCTCAACAGTTGTAGGAGCTTCACCACGGTTCATCACAAACGGGTTGTCTGTGTCACGTAGCGTGTATCGGCTGCTGAGGGCGGAAGTAACTGCGGGATCTTTCGGGTCTAAACTAAAACCAACAAAGCTGCCTGACTTAGTCTTGGATACTCGACCGCCCAAGCCCGCATCTTCCATGACAACAGCGCCTTCTTTGGCTTGTGTCTTAAGCAGGTCGTAGTCGCCTTTAAGAATTTGCAACTTGAGCGCCTGAGCGTATTTGTCTTGCTCTTGCACATCGGAGATGGCTTGAGTAAGTGCTGCGGTCTTGAGCTTGATGTCGCGATCCTTGGCCTGTGCAATGATGTTTGCAAAGCCACGTGGAAGATCTTTTGCTGCTTCGGAAACGGCCATGGCAAGCGTAGGCCTGTAAGTTGAGGCCAGCTTAAATCCGGCATCGGCCAAAAGCAGCATTGCATTTGTTTTGGCATCCTCATTTGAATCACCAATCAGTTCTTTGTACAACGGCGTGTACTCTTCCTGAGCGGCTTTGATGCGTTCAATACGGCTCAGCTCTTTAAACTGAGGCTTGGCCAAGTTCTGGTTAATGAAGTCCTCGGTTGTTGCCGGTGCTTCTTCCGTTGTTTCTGACATTGGGATTGGGGTCACACCATCAAACGGTCCGCCACCAATAAAGGCGGGGCGTGGATCGGGGGTAAAGACGGTGGGAATGTTTTTCCCTATTTCACCCTTCTTTACATTTTCCATGCCTTGCATACGAGCGGGACGATTGACAGCATCAATCTGTGCCATGGTGGCATCGTACTTGGCCTGCTGCTCCGGTGTCATCGGAGTAGACGCAGAAGGGTTATCCAGCATCGGACCAGCGGCAGCAGTGAATGCCGCAGCAACAGGAGCCATCAGAGAAGCAGCGCGTGGGTATTCCGCCGCCAAACGCTCAACACCTTGGCTGATACCTTGTGTAAGGGTGGGTGACTGCAAGCCCCCCATTGTGGTGTACGGGGCCAGTTTGGTGCCTGTGCCCTGCACAATTTCACCTGTCACAGGGTTTTGTACCAACGACTGTGCCCCTTGACGAGTCAAATTCATTGCAGGCTGGCCGCCGGTCAGGCGCTGAATTGTTGGCTGTGGCGACATCATCAAATTGCCCAGATACTGATTTACACGTGGGCCGTACGTTGAAGCTTTATCCGCAATAAATTGCGCAGCACGGGTGCCAGCATTGACAAACGCACCTGCCGCTGCCTGCATTGGAGGCATGCCATCAGGGGTAGGCGGAGCCTGTTCAGCCCCGCCTTGAGGGAAAGGGGGAGCACTCTCCATGCCGGGCGGCATAGCTCCTTGTGGGGAGGGCATTGCAGGGGCCCCGCCGGGTGCTCCCATGGGTTCGCCACCGCCCATTGGAGGAGGCATCATGCCCGCGCCTTGCGGCAACGCACCAATACCTCCCTGCTGCTGCCCAAACTGCATTTGAAGCATGGCCAAGACTTCAGGAGGAGTCTCCTGAGCAGCTTCTTCGCCCACCATCTGGGCAAGCTCTTGGTACCGTGCATCAACAGAGCGCATGTCGCCCCGCATGTTGTTCATCAAGATTTCTGGATTTTGTGGCGTACGCGCCATCTGAGGCATCTCATTTTGCTCTGGAGGCTCCAACATCTCGTCATCTTCAAACCCAGCCATGATTCCGCTGTTGCGCACAGACTTGGGCAACTTATCAGAAAACATGGAACGCTTGAGAACTGCTGAATCTTTCATCATGTTTCCTTAAAAGAGGCCTGATTTGTTTACTGCTGCGGCAGTGCCCAAAATGCCCGTTCCCAAACCCGCAATCTGCTGGAACGGACTTGGTGTTGGGGAGGCCTGAGATGTTATTGCCATTTGCGTAGACGGTGCGCCTTTGTAAATATCCGATTGGAATGCCAACTGTTGGTACGGCTGCATAGCGGTCTGCATTGCCGAAGCCCGCTGGGCATCCAGCACCGCTTGTTGTTGTCTCTGTTGCTGAGAACCGAGGTTGTACAAGAAGTTTACATCGCCTTGGCCAAGCTGTTGTGCAGCCTGACCCATAGCACCTTGCTGAACACCCAATTGACCCAACTGGCCGCCCAAAGCACCAAGGCCTTGCGACATCTGTGAGCCAATACCAAACTGTTGACCAGCCAATGAGCCAATACCTTGCCCCAACTGCTGTTGCAACTGAGACTGCTGCCCAAGTATATTTGCTTGCTGGCCCGCAATATTTGCATACTGGCCCGCCGTGCCCGCTTGCTGGGCACCCAGTTGCCCATACAGGCTCGCGGCACTTTGACCAAGGCCCGCCTGCTGCATTTCTTGCGCACCAATGTTTTGCCCAATATTACCCGCATACTGAGCGCCTGCTTGTTGCAGACCTGCCTGCTGTGAGGCAAGGCTTCCGGCTGTGGCACCAGTTTGGGCCAAACCCTGTCCTTGGGCCAGTTGTCGTTGCTGTTGCTGCTCGAAAGCCTGCTGTGCTTGCTGTTGAGAAGTACCATACCCTTGCTGTAGTGCATTAATGATCGCAGCGTTTTTAGTTTCAGCTAAATTACGACCAAGTTCCGCCCGCTGTACCCCTTCCCTTGAGCCACCAAAAGCTCCCGCACGTGTAGCTTGACTCTGTAAGTTAGTTTGTTGAATTGCACCTTGGCGGTCTATCTGGCGCATCGCCTCATCGATAACCTGCTGCTGATACGGATTCATGTACGCCTGAGCAGAGGATGGATCATATTGTTGCGCCGCCCCTTGCAGTGCGCCAATGCCAGATTGCAGTGCGCCCTGCCCTTGAATAAACCCGGGTTGATACGCAGCAAGCTCGGCTCGTTGCGCAGCATTCATCATCATCTGCTGGGAAGGCTGTAAATTCGCCTGCGCAGACAATTGCGCCATTTGCTGGGCACGATCAATATCAGAAATACCCGCAGCAATGTTGCCAATACCCACGCCTGCCACATTGGACAATTGACCAATCTGGGAAGCAGGAACGGCAGCTTGGTTGTAGGCCTGTTGCGCCGCAGCGAATTGTCCACGGGTATCAGAACCACGAAGAACATCTGCCGCTTCTCCTGTCGTGGCAGTACCGGCGGTCAGTGCCGCTTGACCGGCTTGCAAATAAGGAGAATATGCGCCAATACCTTGTTGCCCTGCTTGCATGGCAGCAGTTTGCTGCGGTGCAAATCCGGCTACTTGGTATTCGGGCAGCGTTGGGGGACGTAAGGCCGCAGCGGCCCTCATCATATTTAGCTTATACGCTTCAACTTCCGGCGATTCCCGGACTATTTGTTCTGTGGTTTCTGTTGCCATCGTTTATCCCCGTGCAGCGTTACGTTCAAGTTGATGCATCAAAGCGTACATTTTCTTTGCGCCAGCTAAGCGATTGCCTTTGCCTGCGCCGCGAACGGCCTTGGCTGTCATGACAAATTCGCCGTCCGACAGCATTGCAGGGATTGAATCAGAGGTCGGGGTCCCCGGACCACTAATTTGACCAGTGCGCCGAGGATACCCGCCCTTGGCCAAAGAAGCAATACCACCATTTGCACGGTATTGCGGAGGCATCAGGTTTGTGTACATACTGGCTGTGTTGTACGGCTGATAGATAGGTTGAGAACCGCCAATTGCCCCGCTGGGGGTCATGTATGGAGAAGGTGTGTAGGGCATGTAATTACCGGCCACTTCCGTGGGACCTACAGGCTGAGGATTGAAGGGCTGAGAGCCTGTAATCTCCCCTCGCTCGTTGTACTGAATACCAAAACGCTCCAGACCCTGTGGCACGTAAGCTCCGGGGTTTGCCGCCACACGGGCTTTTTCATCCGCCAAACGCTGATTGATGTCGCTCTGTAATTGAGTAGGCTGAGAAGGAGTTGGCGTAAATGCACCTCCCAAACTTGCAATACCAAGGCCTGCGGCAACGGCGGGGCCATATGAACGAATCATGCTGGGCGCAAGCTCTTTTGAGGCCATCTCAAAAGCTTTATCGGGGGTCAGGCCACGATTGACAAGGTCAGTGTAGCTCTTCGAGCCCATGACATCGGAAGGAGTTGGAGAACTGGGGAGAAACAAATCTCCTGCGCCCTTACTAAGACCTTCAAAGCCCTTAGAGAAATCTCCCTGTGCAATGTCTGAAATACCGCCGCCCATCGTTTTAAGGGACTGACCTACGGTTGGGGTTTGATAGCCTTGTGCAGGCGGGGCAGTACGCGCAGGCGTACTAGCAAGCTCGCGGGCAGCCTCATTTTGCTGGATGAAGTCGCCCAAGGGGTCTGTAGCAGTAGGGCCATTCCCATAGGTAATACGGGGGGCCTGCCCAGTTGCATCGGGGGCGGCTCTGCCCAAAAGTGCCGTGGTAGTTCCATCAGGATTACGAACAGGAGCAGCGTTTTGCCCAGCTATCGTGTCACGATTGACAACTTCAGGTAATTCAAACTTTCCTGTATCAGGATTAAATTTTCCTGATACGTTTTCACCTGCTTGGTTCTTGGCCATCTCGGCAATAGGATCTAACTTAGGAGCTTCAATTTGTGCGTCAAAGCCTTTAGTGGCTCCTGTAGACAGGCCTGAGATTGCACCAGCAGTTATTCCGCTCTTAACAGCATCTTGCAGTTTCTGGCCAGACAGCAATCCAATACCTGTCCCAACGATGCCGGAGCTAATGGCTGCATTGCCAGCAGCGTTTGTTACAGCGCCTCCAACAAAATTGGAAACCGGTCCACCGGGAGCGCCGAAGAAAGCTGTTGCGCCGCCAATGGCCGCGCTCTTCAATACATCCTTGATGTTGCCTCCGCCCAGTGCAGTTACTGCGCCAGAGGCCAACGCCATGGAAGCTGTTGCACCAAGATTCAATCCTGCAACACCAAAGGCCCCCGGGCCAAGGAACGTGGCTAACGCAACGGTGGCCAACACCCTGCCAACTGGGCTGGATACGATATCTTTAACAGCACCGGCAACGCCCTTAACAACTCCACTAACTGCGCCAGTTATACCCTTAACGGCTCCGCTAACTGCTTTAGTAACATTTTTCCAAAACCCATACTCAGGCAGGCCTGTAGCAGGATTGATGGTGCCCATACCACCCTTGGAACGAAGCATTTGGGCTTCTCTGGGAGTAATGTGCGCCAGCATGGTATCTTGGCCACGACCACGGGAGGCAACCATGTGTGCTGCTTCAGCGATCCCGCCCCGCGCCATATTGGCTGGAGGAACGGGAGCCTGTTGGATAGGCATAGCGCCTTGTTGTGCTGCTTGCCGAGTTTTTCGGGCCTGCATAATGACCATGCCCAAGGTGGCCAAGAACTCAGGGTCGTACTCTTCAGGAAAATCACCTTCTTCAACAATTCCCTCATCGACCAAATCTTTTAAGAGTTGTGCATACTCTTCAGGCCTATCGTGCATGTACTGGACGATTTGCAGCAACTGATCCAGCACTTCATCAGGCAACTGATCCAACTGCGGAACAATTTTGGCTAATTCCGCATTAACCGCCGAAGATGCATCAGGACTGGCATTTTGCAGACCCTGTTGTACCGCGTCATAGGAATCATCTAACCCCAATTGAGGTTGAGCCGGTGCGCCAGTATCTGGGGGTGCGCCAGTGTCGGCAGGTGCGCCTTCCATTGGAAGGGCCATGATGCCTTGGGGATTTGCTGTTGCCATGTTAATTCCTTGTGCCATAAGGGTTTCTTGATCGTATCACGGGGGGAGCGCGGAGACAAATGTCATTGTGGCTACCACGGACTGGGTAGACGGCTTGGTTGGCGTACCGGAAGCAGCAAGATGTTGAATGCTTACATCGGTGGTAGGTACAGACCAGTAGATTTCCACATAGTCGTTTGCCGCCATGCTCAAAAAATAATTCCAGCCAACAATTGAATGCCCATTTACTCCAGCGTGTCTGTTTGGAATAGACACAAAGCCAGTTGACCCGGGAATATTTACCCCATCTTGCTTTAACCAAATGTAGACATCTTGAAAAGCAGTGTCCGTGTTTTGAAACTGAGCGCTGAACTGAAGGTTGTAGATACCAGCAGTCCCCACCGTAATTTGAGACGAACTGATTGACACTTGGTTCGCAAAGTCCGTGGTATTAAACGTCATCAGCGTGGCGGTGTTCGCTGTCGCAGTTTGGTCTTGGTCGCTGGAGAACGCCCCATACGGAACCGAAAGAGTTTCCAACTGCCCAATAATGTTATCTAGGCGGTTGAAGTACAGGCGCAGTACGTTGTTGAATTGGTCTTGATAAAGGGGCGTGTACTCATTTGGTGCACGCGGCAAGTTTGGCGCAATTGTCCTGCTTAATTCAAAATCAGTTTTGACGATAAAGCTCATCGTCTGCCATCCTGACGAATATCTATACGGGTTGACCCCAGTTGCCACGTCGTGCCCAATTGATCGGATTCAATTCGTATGGCCAACTGACGGCCACGCACACGGGTGTAGATCTGGTTAGTGTACTGTTCTACAGGATATGAAACGGACTGCACCACTGCCGCATCGTTTGATCCGCCTACTGACGCAGGGGTGGTATACCCTGAGCCGCTGCCCTTCAATGGATACAACGTCATCGTTACCGCAGGGCTATTTGCTGTTGAGCCTTGGAACCGGATGTCAGGCAACATGCGCCAAATGAAAGAGAAGTTGTGTCCATCATCAAGGTCAAATTGTGCGGATTGCACATAGGCGTTGATAGCCGCTGCCGAAGCACCTTCGTTATTATCTACACCGGCCTCATGGTTGAGAAGCAGGTTATTGTAAGAAGCGGCAAGTGGAAAATCACGTAAACCAGAGTCAAGCCACGCGCTACGCTCCATTGTTCCGTATGTCCATATGTTTTCAAGATAGTTATAAATCACATATCTATCTACAACAACTGACCCCTCAGCGCAGTAGAACCACCAGACCTCGTTAAATGCCTCATTGGTTCCTGAAAATACTTGTTGAAACTGCGCTCTGTTAATGTCACTAAAAATGTATTTACGAAGATCACACGTCAGCGTCCTGATAGTACCATCGTACAAGTAGAACTTATCCACCCCCATCCAAAACACAACACCAGAGGCAAGAGACGCTGCGTTTTGGCTGGCAATGGAAATGTTGTCGCCTAATAACTGAGTGCCCCACACAAGGGGAGCGCCCAAGTATTGAAGAGAGTACACAGTCGAATCAGTGATCACCACAATCTCTTGGCGAGTTTGTATGGCCGTAATGATCGAGGAGCCACGCGACAAGCGTAGGCTACCAGCTTGGTTTGTTGCAACGGGATTCCAATCAACAATGCTTTCTTGATCAGACCAACGAATCAACATCGGGTCTAGGACTCCACTACCAATTTCATTAGTGCCAAAAGCAAATACAAACCTACTGGCATCAGAGACCAATAGGTAATTCTGGACCAAAGGTGTTTCGTCGGCCCCGGCCAATGTGCCAATTTCAGCGCCGTGAGTGGTTTCACCTAGATCCGCCTCCCAATAGTAAATAGCCCCTCCGCGTGGGCCAAATACAAGGTCCTCACCAAAATTGGTTTGGCTCCAGATGCGAAGAGACTCTGTAGACGCGGCCCCGGTGTTTCCCCACACGCCCTGCCCCCAAGTGCCCGCGCCCCAGCCAAAAAGGGGTTGTACAATTTCAGGCCCCGGAGAGATCTCATATCCAATCGTTACGGTTGCGCCGCCATTTCCTGTGTCAGATGGCCCTGCATTTACTCCAACAGAAATGGTGTAGTTGTCATTGTCTATTACAGTTATTTCGTATGTCTGGTTTAAAACAGCCGCCGTAATAAATTGGCCAAGCGTGAGTGCCCCGGTAATTGCAACATAGTCCCCACTAATTCCCCCATGGGCTAGGTCAAACACCGTAATCACGGGGCTTCCGTTTGTAGCGGTGAATGGGTTGTTTAACGTAGCCGTTGCGCGAAAAGGAGTGATGTCAAAGTAAAGGCCTCCGCGCTCGAGATAAAAGTTTGTGTTGGTGCCTACGCCTACAAAGTTCTTTTTGGACAGGGTTACCCAGTTCCATAGAGAACGGCAAACCCCATTGAAGGTGTTGTTGGACACACGTGTCCAACCTCCAATCACTTCAGGCGTGCCCTGACGAAAACGGACTTTGTCGCATTCGTACCAGCCCCCTTCCGTTGTGTAGGGGGTATTTTCTCGATTTACACCGGGCTTAAGAACAAGTTTTTTTAATGGCATAAAAATCCTATTTACTAAAGCGATGTGAGTGCATAGTTCATGGCACTAGCGGACCCCGGGAGAGTTAGAGTCCCCCCAGTTAAACTTCCTGCCGCGTCTGTCAAACTTCCTGCCGCGTCTGTAAGGCTCGTAGCAGCATCTGTTAAAGAAGATACTGCATACGTATAGTTATACGTATTTAACGTATACGTCCCGGTCGCTGATCCATCTCCCGGGAACTTTGCAAAAAATATTCTTGTTCCAGAAGGCTGTGTAGTCCCCGATACATAAACACTGTCTCCAGAAGAATTAACGGCTATTCCCTGACAAAAAGTAAAATTGGTTAAACTTCTTTGCCATTGAATTGTTCCACTGGAGTTATATTTGGCTATATAACTTCCGGGTGTACCGCTCCCACTGCTCCCTGCAATATACACATTGCTTGATGCATCAACAGCTATTGCTCGGCCAGATAAGGATGTGCCTAGATTTCTTTGCCACTGAATTGTTCCACTGGAGTCATATTTGGCTATCTGAATTGAATTGTTATAACTTCCGCAAATATAAACATTTGCAGATGAGTCTACAGTTAGTCCGTTTGCAGTAGCGGTGAGACCCGAACCAAGAAGTCTTTGCCACTGAATTGTTCCACTTGTATTGTATTTGGCTATTACAAATTCACCGCCGGACGATGCCGCTCCTAAAATATAAACATTGCTGGATGAATCAACGGCTATTCCGCCTAGGTCGCCTCCTGCCCTAGAGCCGCCTGAAAGCGTTCTTTGCCACTGAATTGTGCCACTAGAATTGTATTTAGCTACTAATAATAAATTGGTTGGTGTTCTACCTGTTATATACACATTTTCAGAAGAATCAAGCGCAATTCTGTAAGGGGTTTCATTAGTGGAGGCCCCATCAAGGGTTCTTTGCCATTGAATTGTTCCGCTTGAATTGTATTTGACTATAGTC